GACCTGTACGCGGACAACATCAAGTACCTCTCTCTGACCTCTGCGGAGACGTTCGAGGGCAAGATCGAGGCCTACACCTACCCGGACGAGTGGCTCCAGTGTGACGGCTCGGCTGTGGTCGACAAGGTCGTCATCGGTCAGCAGGAGCGCACCTCCTTCGGCCTGGCCTATCGCACCATCAAGGGTAACGACCAGCAGAAGAACAACTTCGCTTACAAGCTGCACCTTCTGTATGGCCTGGCAGCCTCCCCCTCGGAGCGCTCCTACGGCACGGTCAACGACTCCCCTGAGGCGATCACCTTCTCGTGGTCCTTCAAGGGTACCCCGGTGAACGTCACAGGCCACAAGCCGACCTGTGTAGTCACCCTCGACTCCAGTGTCGTTGGCAAGGCCGGCATGACCGCCATCGAGAAGCTGATCTGGGGCGACGGGACTGGCGACCCGAAGCTCCCGACCCCCGACGAGGTTATCGCCGCCGTCAAGGCCGCGGCCTGACAACTCCCACGGACCCCGTGATTCGCTCCGGGGTCCGTGGTGACCCAGGGAGGAACGAATGCTGACGATTCACGTCGTCGGGGATGAACTCTACGACGAGGATCGTAACGAGTTCATCAACGGATTCGAGGGCGACCTCGAGCTCGAGCACAGTCTCGTAGCTCTGTCAAAATGGGAGTCCAAATGGCACATCCCGTACATCGGCAACGAGAAGCTCACCGAAGAGCAGGTCCTGGACTACATCAAATGTATGACTCTAAATGACGTCGACCCCGTCGTCTACTCGCACCTGTCCATGGACAACGTGAAACGGATCCGAGAGTACATCGAGGACTCGATGACGGCAACCACATTCGTGGAAGCTGAGGGATCCAGCCCCAGCCGAAACACTATCACGTCAGAGCTGGTCTATTACTGGATGGTCGCTCTCCAGATTCCGTTCGAGTGCCAGCACTGGCACCTTCATCGACTTCTCACACTCATCCGAGTGTGTAATGTCAAGAACCAACCCGACAAGAAGATGTCGACCGCCGCCACGCTTCGACAGAATCAGGCTCTGAACGCGGCGAGACGGGCCAAGTACAAGTCAAGAGGTTAACATGCCTGGCGTTACTCCTCTCCTTCACACAAAAGTTCGTGGAGAGGCCAGTCCGTTCAGTACCGTCTATATCTCCCCCGCCAACGGGGTCACCGATGCCTCGATCACTCTGGGGGCGGATCCTGGGTTTGAGCTGGACGTCCCGTTCTACGAGGGATCCAAGGCCTTGGTTCGGGTCGTTCGAAAGGATGGTTCCTCGGACCAGAAGATGATCGACCTCAAAGAGTCCATGCCAGAGAAGGTCGTGTGGTTCAACTCCAGGGCTGCTTCGGGATACGGCACGTTCGACACCGGTTGGATCAAGTGTCCCGACGACAATGCCTACGTCTACCGCGTCATGGCGGGTATGGTCTACGTCAAGCGCAATAGTGACTGGCAGACTCAGGACCTTAACGGGACGAGGGACATCAAGGTTGTCGATCTCCCCAGGGAGATCCAGGTTCGAAGCCGGGCGACGTTCGTTCTTCCCAGGGGAGACTACACGGACGACGGATCCATTATCGAGATCTGGCCCGGAGATGCGACAGCGCCTCCGCGCGTTCGTGCGCAGCTCAAGGCCAACGGCGCTCGAATCATTCCGGTACTCTTTGCCCCTATCGAGAACTCCAACGGCTGAAAAAGGTCAAAATGACTGTATCTCAATACGCAGCATCCTGCGCCAGGTACTACGCCGACGTCGCGGATGTCGGCTACTCGCAGCCCGATCGCTGGACCTTCTACGATCGGTCCGACTGGGACGGCTGGCTCATCAATCCGCCCGCCAATGCCGACTGCTCGGCTCTCGTCGCAGGATGTTACAACCTCGCGGCTCACCACGAGTGGGGCGAGCCCTTCACCGCCGGCTATTTCCCCCGGTCGACCTGGACCGGGTCCCTTCGGGAGGAGTGTGCTCAGCGCAACTTTGCCGACATCTCGGATTCCTGGACGGGCAACGAGCCTGATGGTGGATTCGAAGTTGGCGATATCGTCTTGTCTGAGGAGTCCTCGGGCGGTAAAGGTCACGTCGCAATAGTAACAGCCCTCAACCCGACAGTTCTTTCCGAGGCATGGATCGCTGAGGACGGAAGTATCGACGGTTGGATCGGCGATCAGACCGGCAGCGAGGTCCGGTCTATATACTACAATGACCATCCGTACACCCAGTCCGCATCTTGGACCCACTGTCTTCGTCGACGGGACAACCACGGCTCTTCGACTCCCTCGCACGCCGAGTCGTCGGCGGGAACCTCCATTCAGGAAGCTGTTCTCCGCGCCGCCGATGCCACGGGTTGTCCTTGGTGGGCTGCTCTCGGTTGCCTCAAGGTGGAGACCGGTGAGGAGGGTGCCAACATCTACGGCCACGACGCCGGAGGTGCGTGCTCGGGCTGGGGTGAGGTCACAGAGCACAACTTCAAGAACTACTTCTGGCCCATCGTATCTGAGTGGGGTACCTCGAACGGAGTCGGTCCGCTTCAGGTCACCTACAACGGGTACTTCATCAACGATCCCGACCGAGCCTGGTGGGATCCGCAGAAGTCGGCCGAGGTCGGCTGCTCCATCCTCAAGGGTCTCATCGACGCCGAGGGCGATTCCTACGAGGACCTCCGCCGAGTGGGGTCTCGCTACAATTCCGGGACCATGTATGGGTCCTACGAAGCGTACGGTGTGCCGTTCTCAGACGCATGCCGCTACTGGTACAACAAAGGCCGTCCGTCTCAGGGCACGAGCGACGGCGGAGAGGAACTCGAAGTGTCATACGCCACCGATCTGCTTTCCGAGATCAAGGACCGCCTTGTCGAGGTCTCCGACCAGACGGGCGCCGGCATCGCCGGTCGTCGTTTCGACGGCCCCATCGTTGGCTGGCTGAAGGATGTCTCCTACAAGGAGGACCAGATCCTGAAGGCTCTCAACGAGATCAACACGAAGCTCGACGAGAAGAAGTGAGGCCGCCGTGCCTTACTGTCACGTCAAGGGGGACATTCCTCCGTTCGCCACACTGACGGTCGACCCGGATGACGGTCCCACCTACGTTGATACTGCCGGAGAGAACGGTAAGATCGACGGCATGGTGTGGTTCTTCCGAAGCGCCGGCGCTCGTCTCTTCTTGGATGACCAGGGATGGCCCGCTACCAAGACAGTAACTCTGAGCGAGGACTCCGTTGTCGACGTTACCATCAAGACTAACCGCCCTGCTGGTGGCGGAGGCGGGGGTAACGGGAATGTCCTGATCCTCGGTCGTGAGGAGCAGGTCCCTGCTGGTACTCCTCCGAACACGGTTATCGTACGAAAGGTCTGATCATGGCGTCTCCCATGAAGGGTATCGCGGTCTCCAAGAACCAGGACGAGAAGCTCAGCGTTCCGTCAGCTGTTGGGGATTGGGCGCTGCTCGTAGTGGGTGGCCAGTTCGGCACTATGCAGGATTGCACCCCGGCCGGGTGGACCGGTAAGTACGCCACAAGCGCCAAACTTCGCTCTTGCACCGTGGCCGTCAAAATGGTTGCTGATCCTGCCGACACTCAGAACGTGGTGTGGAAGTCACCGGACCCGGCTCACAACGGACGACACGTTGCGGCCCTCATGGTGTTTGACGGGGCCAAGATCAAGAGTCTGGTACCCGGCACACCGGCAGAGAGTGCAGACAACTGGAAGAACGGACCATTTCCTCAGCTCACAGGGTTCGTGCAGCACGATGTGGCTACCAATCCCGTAGCGACTTTCCCAGAAAACGTCGAGTCGGTAACCAACGGTGCCTGGGGCAAGGACACAAAGATGTCCTGGTCGTCGATCGTCGTCGGATACGCTCAGTCGCCGTACGTTCCGCCAAGCGAAACGGGCGTGTGCGCTCTCTTCGGCGTCGACGTCCGCCTCAAGGAACAGAACGATTCGCTCGATCCGACTCTCGCTGACGGGTCTAAGATCGACGTCAACATATGGGACGGGACTCGGGAGACCCCAACGTCTACTGTGAGAGCAATCCCCGAGGGCGCCAAAACGATTACGGAGCTGCTTACGACCCCCCACTTCATCGTGGGACATCGGGGCGGATCCCAGTCCTGGCCCGAGCACACAGAGATCGGATACACTCAGGCGGTCGACTACCACGCTCACGCGTTGGAGTTCTCGGCAGCTCGGAGCAAGGATGGCGTCTGGTTTGGCTGTCACGACAAGAGTCTGTCGCGTCTCGTTCCGGCTCTGACCAAGAACGCCGACGAGTACACCTGGGCGGAGATCAAGGCCGCGGCGTCGAAGACCCAGTACATGCCGGCGACGATTGATTGGTTGATGGACACGTACTCCAAGAGCCACGTTATCGTCTTCGATCCGAAGCATAAACTAGGTGAGTGGCAGACCGTTTGCGACATGTTCAAGGGCATGGAACAGAAGGTCATACTCAAGTCCTACGGAGACTCCAAGTGGGCGTTCGACGGAATGCGAGCACGCGGATTCAAGACCTGGGGGTATGCGTACGCCTTGGACACAACCAAGGAATGGTATCCGAACTTCCTCGCGGGGAAAGTCTGCGATATTCTGTCCATGGAGTTCAATGCGCCACAGACAACGTGGGATGCTCTGAAGGCCTCGGGTCTTCCAACGGTTGCGCATATTCCAGCTGATCTCAACCAGCTCAATACCGGATGGTCTCGAGGGGCTATGGGCGCTATCGTGTCCGGTATCGCGGCTTCCCTTGAGAGGGCCGCATGAGTCCGGCGTTCACGCTGGAGATGGATTCGAGGATGGACACGGGAAAGTGGCTCGAGAGACTCAAAGAGGGCCGCTTCTTCGATTTCCTCGACGACTGCGGACAGGCCGGGGTGGCTGCACTAGCTGCCGCTACTCCGGTCAGGTCCGGTTATACGGCATCTAGCTGGTCTTACGAGATTAAGCGGAGCCGCAATCGAGTCTCGCTGGTCTGGAACAACTCCCATGTGGAGCAGGGTGTCCCGATCGCAGTCATATTGCAATACGGGCATGGCACCAGGACCGGTGGCTATGTCCAGGGCGTGGATTATATAAATCCGGCGCTCCGGCCTATATTCGACAGCATCGTCAAGCAGCTTGAAAGCGCGGTGAGAGGCTAGTGGCGTCAATCGAGGAGCGGGTAGTCGCTCTTAAGTTCAACAACGGCCAATTCATGAACGGGGTTCAGGACTCCCTCAACGGAGTCAAGAAGCTCGAGGAGGGATTGGCATTCCGAGGCGGTGTCGAGGGGATCAATCAGGTCTCAGCGGCCGCCAAGAACCTTAATTTCTCGGAGGCCCAGGCGGGTATTGCCGAGACTACGAGCAAATTCTCGGCTCTCCAGTCGATTGCCTTCGGCGCACTCGCCAGCATCGGTGGAAAGATCGCAGAAGTCGGCTCCTCGATGCTCTCGAGCTTCACGGTTCAGCCCCTTATCGACGGTATGAAGGAGTACGAGCTTCAGCTCAACTCCGTTCAGACCATTCTCGCCAACACTGCCCAGAAGGGCGAGACGATCCAGACTGTTAACGCGGCTCTGGACCAGCTGAACACTTACGCGGACCAGACCATCTATAACTTCGGCGAGATGACGTCCAACATCGGTAAGTTCACCGCTGCCGGCATTGGACTAGACGACTCAGTCGCGTCGATTAAGGGTCTGGCGAACTGGGCGGCCGTCGCTGGTGCCAACTCCGAGTCCACCTCGAGGGCTATGTACCAGCTTTCGCAGGCTATGGCCGCGGGAACGGTGAAGCTTCAGGACTGGATGTCGCTGGAGAACGCCGGCATCGCCACCAAGCAGTTCCAGGACCAGCTGATTCAGACAGCCAAGGTCCACGGCAAGAGCGTCGACGAAATGATCGCCAAGAACGGGTCGTTCAGGCTCTCCCTTCAAGAGGGATGGCTGACCCAGGAGATCATGATGGAGACTCTGAAGCAGATGGCCGGTGAGTACACCGACGAGCAGCTTCTCTCCATGGGATACACCGAGGAGCAGGTCGCTCAGATTCAGGAACTGGCCAAGACTGGCATGTCTGCTGCTCAGGACATCAAGACGTTCTCGCAGTTGATGGGTGTCATCGGTGAGGAGCTCGGTTCATCCTGGGCTCAGTCGTTCCGAATCATCTTTGGCGACTTCGAGCAGGCCAAGGAACTGTGGACCAAGGTCGGTGCATTCCTCACGGGTCCGAGCGGTGTCATCACACAGATGGGTAACGCCCGGAACGCCCTTCTTCAGGGCTGGGCGGACCTCGGCGGTAGGGAGAAGATCCTTGAGGGTCTTGCTTCCCTGTTCCACGCCATGTGGGATCCGTTGCAGCGCATTGGTCAGGCGTTCTCGCAGGTCTTCAGCGGCCCGTCCGCCGAGGGTCTGTACGCGATGTCCGAGGCGTTCGCCAACTTCATGGCTAAGTTGGTCCCCAGCGAGGCTACGGTCGAGTCGATCGGTAACTACTTCGAGGCATTCTTCCGAATCGTCAAAATAGGTGTACTGGTTCTCACTGACTTCGCCAAGGTGATCGGATGGATTGCTGGCGGAGCGCTCAAGGGACTGGGAGCCATCATTTCCAACCTTCGTGGCCACACTGCGGGTTGGTCTTGGAGTCTCCTGGAGAGCGTCGAGGCCGTTCAGAGTTGGTATGAAAGCCTGAATGTCGCCGATAATGTCATCAAGGCCCTCATCTGGACGGGCCACGGTCTGAAACGCATATGGAACAACTTCTCCGAGGGGTTCCATGACGAGATCACGCCCAGTCTCAGGCGCCTCAGGGAGGCCTGGGATGGTCTGTGGGATGCTCTGAAGACTGCGGGCTCCAGCATCAAGGAGTCCATCGTTGCCCCCTTCCGGGAACTCAAGGAGAGCGCCCAGGAAGTCGGGCAGGCACTCGGCATCACCAGCGATTCCACCGAGGAAGCCGGCGATACGGCTGAGGCAAACGAGTCCAAGTTCACCAAGCTCAAGAACAAGATCGTCGAGCTGTTTGAGTCTGCCTACAAGAAGTCATATTTCTGGGGACAGCACCTGGCCGACCATCTTATTCCGGCGATCGACAAGCTCACCAGCTTCATCATCTGGTTGACTGAGTGCATCAACAAGCAGGCCATCGTCGTCAGCGACTGGTTGACTCCCAAGATGGAGCGACTGGCTGCACTCTACGATGAGGTGTCCACCAAGTTCAGCGAGTGGGCTGAGGCCATGCAGAACGGGCCCGATATTGCTTGGTTGTCATCCATCGGCAGCATTCTCGCATCCATCGGAACCGGTATCTGGGGAGTCCTCAAGAACATTGGGACGCTGAACTTTAACTTCGACACCAAACCGTTCCATAAGGCGTTCAGTGATCTTAAGACGCTCATGGGCGAGTATGCCGAGTCTGTCAAGTACGGCTGGAACACCACCAAGGACTTCATCGCTAATCTTGAGCTCAAGGACAAGGCTACTTCTGGGTGGCATAACTTCGTCAAGCTTATCAAGGGCATCGGCAAGGTTCTGTCCACCGTTGGTCATTACGCCATCATCGCCGCCAAGGCACTAATCGAGCCGTTCAAGGGCGCATTTGCTGAGCTCAAGAACATGGCCGACAACGGCGACTATGGGGGCATATTCGACGCCATCCTCAAGACCGGGGCGCTGGTCACATTCCTTGCGATTGCTCGGAATGTCATCAACACCTTCAAGGAGTGGGGCAAAGCAGGATCCAACTTCGCCGGTATTCTCGGTAGCGTCAAGGACGTCATCGACGGGTTCAAGGAGTCGATGGAGGCTACTACCGCCAAGGTCAAGGCCACCACTGTCCTTATTCTCGCCGGAGCCGTTCTCGTTCTGGCCGCTGCGCTCTGGGTTGTCGCCCAGATCCCGGCCGGCAAGATTGTGGCTGCTGGCGCGGCTCTATATTTCATGTTCAACATGCTGAAGAAGGCGGAGGACGAGCTGTCCAGCGCCGGTGAAGGCAAGGACACGAAGGGGCTCGCCAAGCGAATGCTGGCGCTGGTCGTACTGGCCGGAGTCGCACTCCTACTGGGCAAGGCTCTGAACAACATCGGCACCATGGACTGGGATGATATCCTAAAGGGAACCCTTGGGCTCTTCGCAGTCATAAAGATGCTGATGATGGTGGCCGATACGACCACCAAGAAGAACAAGGATATCCTGGCGTTCGCTCTCACGGCGATTCCGCTGGGCATCGGTGTTATGCTCCTTGCCTATGCGGTCAAGCCGCTTGGTGAGATGAGTCTGTCGGACCTGACACAGGGTGTTCTGGCACTTGGTCTTATCATGAAGATGATGACCATGATGTCCCAGATGGGCACGGTCAAGATCAAGAAGGCCTCGGCATTCGCATTCCTTGCGCTGGCATTTACCATGCGACAAATTGCGAAAGTCCTAACCGAGATCGGTGAGTTGTCTTGGGGCGACACGATCAAGGGCATCATCGCTATGGATATTTGCCTGGCGTCCTTGACGTTCACTGTCGAAAGGCTCGGAAGTGACAAGCTCTCCGGCGGCAAGTCTCTTGTCGGGGCTCTAACGATCCTTGTCCTGGCGGCGACGCTTAAACTCATCGCCAGCGATATTGAGAGTTTCGCATCCATGCCATGGGGCGACTACCTCAAGGGTCTGGTCATGATGTCAGCAGCCCTGGCCGTTCTCGTTGGGATCAGCTCCATCGGTGGGGGAAGTCTCGCCGGTGCCGCAGGGCTCTTCGTGACTGTAGCAGCACTCGCTCTCCTGGCGCCTGTCATGAAGATGCTTGGGGAGATGGACTGGGCCACCGCAGGCAAGGGTATTGCTATCATGGCCCTGGGGTTGGCCGCTCTTGTGGCTGTCGGGTATGTTGCCGAGTTCGCCGCAGTCGGTCTACTCGCATTGGGCGGCGCTATCCTGATGATCGGGATGGGTGTTGGTCTAGCGACCGAGGGTATCGCCAAGTTGGTTGATGCTATCGCGAACCTGTCGACCTCGGGCGCCGATGGTGTCCAGACATTCCTCGCGGCCGTCGACGGCTTCATTGAGAGAATGCCTGCGATGGGTACGGCGCTCGGCGAGGGCTTCATCAACTTCATGCAGGTCCTCATCGACAATTCGGGCACTATCGTCGAGTACCTCAAGCTTATCCTGACGTCTGGCGCTCAGGCCATGATTGAGTCTATTCCGACGTTCGTTCAGCTCATGACCACGATCCTTCTGGCGATCATCCAGGTCATATACGACAACGCCCAGGCCTTGATTGACTGCGCCATATTCTTGATCCTGACCTTGTCGCAGGCTCTCATTGATAACATGCCGCAGTTGGTCCAGAGGGGGTCGGATGTCCTCATATCCTTCTTGGATGGGCTGAGTCAGAAGATTCCTGAGATTGGGCAGAAGGCTACAGACTGCATCGTGGCGTTCATCACCAGTCTCGGCGACGAGATGCCACGAATCACTGATGCAGCGGCCAAGACCGTCATCAAGTTCATCAACGGGCTTGCCGACGCGATCGAGAACAACTCCGAAGCGATGGCTCAGGCGGGCGTTCGACTCATCAGTGCCATCACTAGGGGTATCGGCACCGGCATCAAGACTCTCGTATCTACGGGGGTCGCGCAGATGAAGAACGCTGGTATTCAGCTGGTCAACGGCCTCAAGAATGCGATCACCGAAAAGCTCTCCTCCATCGCCAGTGCGGTAACGAGCATGGGTAGCACCGTTGTTTCTAAGGTCAAATCGGCGTTCGGCATTCATTCTCCTTCGAGGGTGATGTACGAGATCGGTGATTTCCTGATGCAGGGTCTTGCTAACGGTATCACCGATAACACCGAGCATGGTATCGCGGCGGCTACTACCATGGCCACTGATACCGTCGACGCGCTCTCCAAGGGCTTCGGTAACACGAAGGATATTTGGAACAACGCATTCGGAGAGAATGCTGATCCGACGATCAAGCCGGTTCTGGACCTATCGCAGGTTGAGGAGCAGGCAGGTCGTCTCGACGAAATCCTCCCCAAGGAGGAGATCGCTGGCACTCTCACGACGACGGCAACCGCTCAGCTTGCTGGACGAGTCGTCACTAGCACTCCTACGAAGTCAAATGACACCACCGCCAGCGAGACGTACAACCAGGGCACAAGTCTCGTGTTCAACCAGTACAACAACTCGCCGAAGGCGCTGTCCGAGGCGGAAATTTACCGCCAGACTCGCAACCAGATCGAGCAGGTGAAGGGAGCCATGTACGAGCTATGATTGAGTCAATCGAGTTTCTTACGTACCGACAGCGACGCGTCGTTCTTCCTCTGAGGGATCCTTGGGGGATCGGCGTGGCTGTCAAATCCGTTGATGGTCTGTCGGCTACGAAGGCCTCGATCAACACGACTGAACTGGCTCTTACAGATGTGGCTATATTCAACGGCGCGAGGGCGGGAATGAGGAACCTCAAGATCAAACTCGCGCCGTTGCCCATGCCCGACATCGAGACCAGCAGGCAGCGCATATACTCCTGGTTCCAGATCAAGCAGCTCATGACCGTGTATATCAACACGGACAAGCGCAGGGTCAAGACCGAGGGGTACGTCGAGGCGGTCGAGGCGGACATATTCTCGAAGGAACAGGAGATTAATATCTCCATCCTATGTCCAGATGCTTACTGGCATGACGCAGACACCAGTATCGACAAGAGCCTCGAGTGGTCCCGGGAGATACCCTCTTTCGAGTTCGACTTCATGGACCAGCCGTCTCCGTCTCTCGAGTTCAGCAAGGACCGTGGCCTATTGTCCGCCACGATCGACTATGAGGGCGATGTTGAGACCGGGTTCACCATGGTCTTCACGTTCCGCCCGGGAGCCAAGCTTCCGATCACAGTGACCGAGACATTCTCTGGTGATCAGTTCAAACTAACCGGAGCATTTCTCGACAAGACGTATTACAAGGTCGACCCGATTGTGGGCGGCGACATCGTTACGGTTAATTCTAGGACAGGGCGTAAGTCCATCATCCGAAATCGGGGCGGACGCAAGGACAAGTTCATAGCGGCATTGGATCGTAACTCGGACTGGCTCAAGCTGAGGCCTGGTGCCAACGAGTTCCAGATCGCTATGAACGATCCGAATCTCACGGACGTGTATTTCTCTACCGACGTTCTCTATCAGGGGGTGTGACATGTATCTTGCGGTTCTTGATGAATCCATGATCCTCCAGCATATTTGTGAGGACTACAAGTCCATCATCTGGACTGAGAGGTTCCACGGATTCGGTGACTTCAAACTCACGGTTCCTGGGACCCTGGAGAACTTGCAGATCTATCAGCTCGACTACTACCTGTACACCAAGGGCACGAACAAGCTCATGATCATTGAGCAGGTTGAGCTCAACACCGAGTACAGCAAGCAGTCGATGCTGACAGTCAGCGGACGCAGTCTCGAGTCCATATTGGACCGTCGTGTCATGCATCCATACCCGATTTGGGAGGGGACCAGGCTATGCATGCATGAACGAACAAAAGGGAAAGTCAAAGACGTTATCAAGCATTATACCAATCTGTTGTTCAAACAGAGAGACTCCCTTGATGCGTCGCACGAGCGCCACGTTCAGGGATTTGGTTGGTATTCTGTCGATGAGCTGCCCGCCGGTATTCGCAAAGGTCGGCCGGTTTCCTCCATGGACATCGGAAACATCAGGGCTAATGCCAACGGTACTGTCCGAAACATGACACGTAATGCCGATTACTCTCATGCGGCCTATGATGATACCGATCCATATATTATGGAAGGTTCCTGGTATAAGCTCGTTCAGAATCTAACCGATTTAACCATGTCCGGATGGGCTATCGAGTATGACGGGGAAGATCCGTATTACTGGTACGGTTATACGTATAACGGCGTGAACCGAACGTTCAATCAAGGTGAGCGTCCACCGGTAGTATTCTCTCCGAAGTATGACAACCTGTCTAAGGCAACCTACTTCAAGTCCAAGGTGTCTACGCGAACCAAGATATTCTCGGGCGCTGTGAAATTCACTGTACCCTTGGAGTTGCAGCTCTCAAAAGAGTATCTCGATGACAACCGAGACTCCGCGATGCAGAACAACTCCGTCACCGTCGGTACCAGGGGCCTTGGTCTGCGAGAAGGTTATTTCCAGAGTCCGTCAATCGAACACACCAACGGGTATATGATCTCGAAAGGGAGCGGTCAGTGGGGAGTGGCGTCGATTGACCCCGAATCCATTTATCGCCAGATCCACGAGCAGTGCAATACTGAACTGTGGCGTCACATGCCCCTCGAGATGTTCTCGGGCGAGGCTGCCCAGCGGTCCATGTACACTTACAACGAGGACTTCTTCCTGGGCGATTTCGTGCAGATCCAGAACGAGTTCGGGCAGCAGGACATCGCTCGGGTGACCGAGTATATCCGTACATCCTCAGACTCGGAGGGCGACGTCTTCTATCCGACGTTCGAGTCCTTGTCCGATATTCAGAAGTCGAAACCGGGGTTGAACATCACATGACAGAGAAATCAGGATTCTTCGTCTCCATCAATGGGGACCGGAAGTACTCCGCTGACGACTTCGGCCGCATGTTCGACGGAGTCATCTCGGACGGTATATTCCAGAACTGGGGTCGAGGGTACCAGGTTGCCAAGGGCTCTGGACGAGAGATCATCGTCCAGTCCGGCCGCGCCTGGTTCAATGGACACTGGATTGAGAACGACGCGAACAAGGTCTACGCGCTCACCGAGGGCGCTACGGACGGCGATCGTTACGATGCCATAACCCTCAGGGTCGACAAGACGCCCAGCGTTCGCTCCGCTGGTACTCGTGTTATTCAGGGAACTTCTGGTGGCGGTGTTCCTCAGCCGACTCAGACAAACGATACCTTCGAAGTCATCATCGCCTATATTCGGGTCCCCAGGGGAGCCAAGACGAACACAGACTTCGAAGTCACGGACTGTCGCGGTAGGGTTGGCGCGCAGTATGCTCAGTGGGCTCAGAGCGTCATGCAGCCCAAGCAGATCACTCTGAACAACAAGAACGACTTCCTCAACGCCTTCAACAACGACCCGAATCTCAAGCGAGTCATTACTCGGGGCAACAACCTCGGACGGGTCATGACGCCCGCCCAGAAGGCTGCCATTCGAAACGGGACGTTCGACGGCTTGTGGCTGGGAGACTACTGGCAGTACAACAATAATTCCTGCAAGTGGATCATCGTCGACTTCGACCGATGGCTGGACTACCCGAATGGCGAGAACCAGCACCGCATTACGGTCATGAGCGACCGCAACCTCGGGATCGACAATATCGGCGAGTCAGGATGGTGCGAATACGGCTGGAACGGCTCCAAGATGCGACGGGACTATTCCAATGGACTGGTGCGCTTTGCCACGCTTACCCAGGTCTTCGCCATGTCGGACTTCCGGACGTTCCCCGTTATGGAGCCGCACGGTTACGAGAATACCGGAAACGCCTGGGAGCGCACGGAGAAGGACTGGACCTGGGAGTACCCGCAACTCACCATTCCGTCCGAGTTCGAGATGTTCGGCTCATATCTTGTGCACAACCGCATCAACGGCGACACTCACACTATCGGCCCGATCTCTCGTCAGTTCTCGTATTTCCGTGTTGGCAACCCGATTCCGACCCCGGGCGAGTCCTTCTGGCTCCGGGATCAGATCTCTAAGGACTACTTCGGCTTGTACTACGGCGATCAGCGTCGAGTCACTTGGGCCCAGTGGACCGAGAAGTACGGGGTGCGCCCAATCGTTTCTATCGGAGGCTAAATGTCTCATACTGTGGAGCTGGTGATCACCATATTCGGCTCCGTTCTAACCAGTACTGGTCTCTGGGCGTATCTCCAGAAACGTGCGGAAAGGCATGACGCCAAGACTCAGCTTATGTTGGGTCTAGCGCACAACCAGATCGTGGCTATGGGAACCGCATATCTGTCCCGTGGTTACATCACCATCGATGAGTTTGAGGACTTACAGAAGTATCTGTATCAGCCATACCACACTTTCGGCGGAAACGGGACTGCCGAAAAGGTAATGGATGCCGTGAACCGGCTTCCGATCCATTTTCCTGACACCCGAAGAAAGGACAAGCGCTATGTCGCTGTCGAATCAGACCTACAACACTCTGAAGTGGATTGCTCAGATCCTGCTTCCTGCACTCGCCACCCTGTATCTCGCCCTGGCGGGTTTGTGGGGTTTCCCTCACACTGAGGCGGTTGTGGGTACCATCACCGCTCTCGACACTTTCCTGGGCGCTCTGCTCGGTCTCGCGGCCAAGAACTACGAGCCCGAGGTTGACGGCGTGCTCCATGTGGACCACAAGAACCAGGAGGTCTACGCCGCTCTGGAGACCCCCGCTCAGGACATGACCAAGAAGGACACGGCCACTCTGAAGGTCTCCGAGGTCTGACGATCCGCGGGATCGACATGGTCTATAATGATACCCCTCATTTGAAAGGAATACCATGTCCGACAACAAGCCGAACACCAAGAAGGCCCTCGAAGAGGCTTACGCTTTCATCGACGGCATGGATCCCGACAGTGAAGCCTATCGCGAAGCTCTCCGCAGCATCAAGGAGCTTGAGCAGATTCAAGACGCAAAACACCGTCGTTTCTGCCCCAGCCCCGATGCTGTGGTGGGCGCCGCCGGCTCCATCCTCGGAATCCTCGCCATCGTGAAGGCTGAGCAGATCTTCCCCGTCGCCTCCAAGGCACTCGGATTCGTCGCCAAGATCCGCATCTGAGACACGAAAGACCTAGGACCCCACAAGGGTTCTAGGTTTTTCGCAAACGTTCTGATTTTCGAAATCCAAAAATTCCCGGGTGGGAAAATTGGAACGCGGATTTTACAAGGCATATAACGAGACCCCTCACGAAAGGAATGCATCATGTCCAACATCTTCATCGCATTCGGTTTCATCTCCTTCGTCATGTTTCTGTACACCGTCTACTCCCAGGCCCAGCAGATCAAGGCGCTCAAGAAGACCGTCCGCCACCAGCGGCATCTCCTTAAGTTTACCTCGACTCCGTCCGCCCAGGAGACCGACAATGTAGAGAAGTATCTCGAAGAAGATTGGGCCGAGATCGAGAAGATCTTCCGACAGAACTCTACCAAGAAGTGACTCTCACGCCTAGAACCTTCACGGGTTCTAGGTTTTCGCAGAATCAGCAGGGCATATAATGAGACCCATAGACCGAAAGGATTGATCATGCTGATCTCCCGCCTCGTCGAGAACCTTGTCAAGTCTGTCATCTACTGCGTTGGCATTTACGCCATCGTCAGGTGGGTGCTTTCCCGTTACAAGATCTCGAAGCAGGATTTCACCACCCCTAACCACATCGACCACAGTCTCTAACGCCCGTGCCCTCTAACCGAGGGCATAGGTTTTCGCGGATTTTGCATGGGGTATAATGAGACCCCCATCTGAAAGGAACCACCATGAACCGCGTCGCCCTCGCCGTTGCCATCCTCGCTGCGTCCTTCGCCCTCCAGCACTACGCTGACAAGAAGCTGGAAGCGAAGTTCCAGGAGATCCTCAACAAGAAGGCCGCGGAGCAGAACGCTCCCGCCAACTGACCACCTCACCCCTAGAACCCTACCCGGGTTCTAGGTTTCTCGAGAAAGGAACGAACATGGACCAGGAGCCGTTGGTTAGGACAATATTTCGCAAACTGGATCTCGGCAACAATAGCCAGACATTTACTCTTGTAGTCCCCGCCGGCTTCGACCTCGAGGATGTTAAAGAGACGCTACTCAACGCCGTCTGGGGAGAAGACTCTCTCCTAGAAGAAAGGAACGAACATGGACCGCGATGACATCCAGCTGGAATTCTCCGATCTGGATCCCATCACAAATACACAGAAGGTCACACTCACGGTTCCAGCTGACGTAACCCCCGACGTCGCCAAGCGGATGCTCATCAATGCTATCCAGAGTAGCGTGAGTAATTCTGTAAAGACGATGTATCGTGACTACATCCGGGAGAGCGAGGCCAATCTGGAAGATAACGAGTGGTATAAAGCACTCATCAATATTGGAGAGGAGAGCAAGTGAACCTCGCATTCTTTAAGGCTACCCAGGACTTCGTCGTACGCAATTCGCATCATATCCTCACCGGACTGGCGCTGCTGGGCCTCGGAGCATCGGTCGCCATGAGCGTCCATGCGGACCGCCAGATGCAGGAGTGGGATATTGACGACTTCAAGCGCCTCACCAAGGAGCAGCGAATCAAGATCTACGCTAAGGTCTACGCTCCTCCGGCCATCGCTATATTGGCTACGGGCGCTTGTGTCATCGGAGCTCACAGCATCTCGGTCAAGCGTGAGTCGTCCCTGCTTCTCGCTTACGAGGGCACGCGCCAGGTGTACGACCGTTATCGCGCCTCCGTCCAGGATCGCCTAGGTCCGGAGGAGAAGACTATCTCCCAGAACGCCGCGTCCAAGATGGATCCGTATCCTCGTGACGCAGCTGTGGTTTGTGGTGAGGGTGACGTCCTGTTCTACGACGCTTACAGCGGCCGTTATTTCAAGTCCACGGTCAACAAGATCGACCGTGTCGTCAACGAACTCAACTACACCCTTCTCCGAGAGATGTGCGTCAGCCTCAACGAGTTCTACGCCGGCATCGGCCTCGAGGGTATTTCCTTGGGTGATCAGCTCGGATGGAATGAGCAGAGGCAAATCGAGGTGCACTACGGCGCCCAGGTCTCGGATGACGGAAAGGCCGTCGTGGTGGTCGATTTCGTCGTTGAGCCAACTGAGAAGTGGTTCAAGCTTTCGTGAAAGGAGCACGGCATATAACGAGACCCATCTAGAAAGGAATGATCATGAGTTTCAAAGAGACCACCGGATA